TTTTCACCCCCTCCAAAAAATTCAATCTCCAATAATTTTAATAAAAATAAATCCTAGGATTTTATTAAAATTATTTTTATTTTACTTTTAAAAAGTATATTATTCGCTCAAATTCATTCCCCTTTTTCCATTAATGAGATATGCTTTTTAGTTTTAATATGTCTGGTCATATTATTGGGAAGGCATAAAATGCCACATTCACATTTAATAGGTGTCTTGATTTTTTCTTTATTTTTCTCTCTGTATTCAGCCATATAAATATTTTTCTTTTCAGCAATCCATTCCTTATTATTTTCACGATAAATCTTTTGAGATTTTTGGAGTTTTTCCTTGTTCTTTTGGTAATAACTCATTTTATATATATATGTATGCTTGTATCTTTAAGTCCTCTTTCCCTGCCTAATATTAACTTTAAAAAGTATCAATGTCCCCCCCACAGGGATTGATTACATAAGGTTAATATTTTTAAAGTTCCTTGTTCTTGTAACTGCTGTGTATAAGAATCTTTTATCCACCATTAGTTTCTCTATTTCAAATATATTGATGACCCCATCGTAGGTGTCGCCTTGTGCCTTATAACAAGTTATAGCATATCCAAGAATGAATAACTGATGAAGCCTTGTAATAGGAATAACCTTCTCGCCAATATAGATATTTTCATCATCAAACCTATCCACTATCAGAGTCTCATTTTTGCGAATATCTAATTTTTTATTAGTCGCATTACAGAGCAGTTTCACGCCATCGTATAGAATGATGTTCTCGTTATACTTATTTTCGTCACCAGTATATTCAACCAATAATGATTTTACTGCTTTTTTGCTATTCCATTCATTACATCGTTTATTAATATTCTTACGAGTTCTATTTGTCCAGACGATATTACATTCTGCGTGATAAATTGCGTCCATATTATTTTTAGTTTGTTCCAATAAGTAATGTCCATCTATCTCATCATTCCAGATTTTTTCGCTGAACTCATACAACTCATTATCATATCTTTTAATTTTTGTGAGTTCTACTCGTGTGTAATCGCATATATATTTGATTACATCGTGATTGAAATAGTCGTATAACCCCTCTTCCTCAATAGGAGGCAATTGTCTGTAATCGCCTGATAATACAAAGCGAATGCTTGGTTTGGTTGTTTTAATCATCTCAAATATTTTCCATAACTCAACATTCAACATGCTGATTTCATCCACGATGATTACCTCAATATTATTTAACTTCTGATTATAATACTTGCCATTGATTTTGCCCTCATCATTTATACCAATCCAGTTGTGAATTGTTTGACCACCCAAATTATTAGTCGCCTTATTGGTGAATGCCAAGCATACGCATTTATCGCCATAATGCTCTTTGATATGTTTCAACACATATGTTTTCCCCACACCAGCACGTCCTAACAACTGAATTGATGTTTTCTTCGTTTGCTCTATAATTTTATTATAATCATCGCTGTCGTTAATTAATAAATCTTGGAATTCCTTCTTCTCGTGTGTGTATTCAACATTTCGATCGCAACTCATTTGCCCCACGTGTGATTTTGCCTCTTCCTTCAATCCACCAATCTCCTTATTTAATATGGGTTCGTTTTCAGGTTCGTGAATCCAGAAGGCGTCAGTTTTCCTGGCAACTAATAAGCCTCCAATATCTTTAATGTGCTTATGTAAAACCATATTAGCAAAATCTAGAATTTGGATATAAACAGGAAGGTTATTGTTAGTCAATTCCCTAGTCGTCTTCTCGCCCACTACATTCATATTGTTAAGTTTTCTCCAGAACATTTGCTTTTTCTCAACATTTCGTAGTTTAATAAACGAGTCCCATAATGTATTATCATCAGTATCAATAATCGCCTTGACGTGTGATGAGTGTGTCTTGCCCATATACCCACTAATCGCATTAATGATTAATTTTCTAACGCATACATCGTCAATGTCTTTCTCAATTAATTCAATAATATCCTTTAACATATTCTTGCTTTGTCGTTTGCCCTTGATGAAATTTTTACAGACGAAATCAACCCCATTATCCTTAGCGTATTTTAGAATTGTATTAGAATACCAGTTATTTTTATGAAGCAAAGTTAAATCATCAGTCTCTACAAAATACAAACCAAAGTCATTATTGAAATCAACGCATTCTGTAATCGTAGAATTAAAATCAAATTGTATCCAGTCATCAAATGGGTTCATCATAACAGATTTATAATGCTTGTTAATGTCGTATTTTTTAACACTCTCATCATTAGGTGAAACCTCTTCATTCGTGCATACTCCATAATGAGTCCTGTTCTTTACGTTCTCAAGAAATAACGCTTCTTTTACATCGTGGTTCAGATATGACTTTTTAATATCCTTGATGTAAGGTGTGAGGATTGAGATTTCATTCTGCCCTTTGTAATCGTCTCCAAAGTAACTATGAAGTTCCTCATCATAGTTGGAAATGTATGTATCCCCATTCAGTTTAAATTTTTGTAGTTGGTTGTTAATAATGGTGAGGTTTTCCTCTCTATAAACCATAGTGTTTGTATCTTTCATAGTTTTAGCCATCCAATCCCATGAATCCATATTTTCAGTGTTGAAAATCTTTTTTGTAATCTCCTCATTCTCTTTCGTGGTCTCCTGGAATTTATCAGTTTTTACATCAGCCTTCTTTTTACCAGTCCCACTTGCCATAGTCGCCATCTTTTTTATAATATGCTTATCCACTACTGGATATAAATGATTGTTTTTAACCTCAATCACTAATGGAATTTTACGCTTCACCTTATCTTGTTTATCATAAATTTGTAATTTTCCATCATTCAATATGTATAAATTGATCTCCATATTTCTACACAGATTTCTGATATGGTCAATTGTGTAACCATATGTATTAGGTTGTGCCTCCTCATCGTCCTCACAAACCATACCCATAATGGAATATTTTTCTATGCTCTCGTAATTACACAGCTTCTTGAAGCCCATTACTTGAGAATATTTGTAAATAATCCAGTCAGGAACGCACTTATTCGTGCCAGTGTCCCAAACATCATTTTGAATGAATGAATCTAATTCCATAGCACCTGCTAATTTTATTTTACTTTTGGTTTTTTTGGTTGGTGCTGGTGTAAATGTGATATAATCCTTGAAGTTAAAATCTGATGAGAATAATGGTTCTTCTGCTGTCTCATTTGGTTTAGTTGGCGTGATAATTACCTTCGTTCCATTAGGTAGTTTGTAGGCTACGAGTGGGCTTGACCTAATGAGCTCTCCAATAGTATTATCAAAATATGACGATGCTTTTTCAATGAAATTATTTAGAGTAATCTTTTGCGTATTCAATGCGTCAAGTGTAAAATCCACCTTGAATGAATGCGATGAATTATTGTTACTTTTTCTATATAGGGTGATCGAGTTGAATTTACTTGATACAACACCTTTAATTTTATTTTGAGTTCTATTCAGTGCTGTTTTTTTTGCACGTTCAATACTATCACGCTCCTTTTTTTGTTCTCTGTTATAATCTATGCTAATGTTAATTTCATTAGCCCAATATTTAAGAATTTTATTTTTTGCTTTTTCTTGGTTTTTTGGAATCCTTAATCCTGTTTGGTCCTTGCCAAGCGAAATAGTCATCATAACTATCTCGTTCAAATTCTTCATACCAAGATAATTCTTTACAGCGTTAATGCTCTGTCGTCCAACATTATTTAAATTAATTTTTCGCTTTGGGAGAGGGTTTGTCATGCTTATATTAGCAGGAGATTTATTTTTGATTGTGTTTAACGAATTGCTGGTCATCTTATACTATACAGATATATAATAATATTTGTTTAAGTCAATTTTTTATTATATATCTGTATAATATGCTAAAGAATATATGTATAATATGCTAAAGTATTTCAAATTTTAGTATATTAATAAATGTCGCTTTATAATGGGATTGAACCATTGACCTTGTGATTAACAGTCACACGTTCTACCAACTGAACTAATAAAGCATTTCTCCTAAAGAAACCAATTCATATAAATTCAATAACCTTCTAAAGGAATACTAAACATCTTCACAATATCCTTGGAGAAATTCAGATTACGATAATTCCTATTCCTAAAGTAATACTCACTCTTTTCCTTCTTCTTTTGTTCATCATACGCTAAACGTTGAAATCTTGCGTTATATTCCTTACGATGAGGGTCTTGGTTAATCTTCTCTTTATTACTATAGTAATATTTGGAACAGGCGATTTTACTAGATTCAACACGTTCATCAGCTGTTTTAATGATTCTTGGCATATTACTATAACGATATATATTATATACAGATATTCTTTAAGTAGTTTATTTTATATCTATAGTAACACTATATTTTTTCTCGTAATCTTTTATAGACTGGTTCAGTGTGGATTTATTCCAAAGTAGCATATCGCTTAATGTGGAAGATGAATGAATACCTTTGCGATCATTTTTATGTCTTGCTAAATAGTTACGCTTGACTTTCTCTCTAACCTCTCTATTAGGTTCATAAAATTTACTAGATTTTGAATTCATCAAGGTGTAATCTCTATATCCATCAGCACCAAAATGATGTATCATATCACCCATATCAATCATGTATTTCTTACCCTTGCGTGTAGATTTGCTTAAAATAAATTTGCTTTTCATTACATTATACATCTAAAAAAAACTATATGATGTTGTTTCTTTTTTTGGCAACAATGGAGTATTGTCTGTTTCCTTTGGAGTAGTTGCTTTTTTCATTTTCTTCTTTGCTCGTCTCTGCTGAACTAGACTCTTGATGGCTTGAACATCTATATCATCAATATCACTATCGCTTGTGTCTTCATCTATGAGTTGTTCCACGATTTTATTCTTCTTAACTTTCACTGCTTTTTTAACGATTTTCTTTTCCAAACGAACTTTGGACGCTCCTTCTCTTTCTGCTACTTCCTTTGATAAATGCTCCTTACGTGCGTTTCGCTGTTCTGCTCTCTTTGCTAAACAACGACTCCACGCATCTTTCTGTGCTTGGGTTCTTTCCTTTCCCTTACCCTTACAACGATTATCTGTTTTGGCATCTGCCTTTTTATATTTTTTTGGTGCTTGGATAGAGTCATCGTCTTCCTCGTCTTTAGGGTGTTTTGATACGTCCATTTCATCAATTGGGAGGTCATCTTCTAAATCTACTAAATCTTCTATATCACTCATTATAATTACTATATATATTTTAATTTTTTACTTTTTAAAAAAGTATGTCAAAAGTTTTATTTTACTTTTTTAAAAGTATGTATATATATATATAATGAGTTTCAATCAACCAAGTATGAATGGACTGAATAATTTTGATACTGACGAGATTGAGTCCTTAATAACAACTAACGCAAATAATATATCTACAAATACAACAGCCATATCAAATATTACAAGTATAACACCAGCACAAGCAACTGCTATAGCAACTAATTCAAACAAAACTGGAATTACCACAGCACAAGCCCAAGCGATTACAGATAATTCAAACAAAACTGGAATTACCACATTACAAGCCCAAAACATATCACTTAATAACGACAAAGTAGGAATCACTGACTCTCAAGCAGATGCTATAGCGAATAACTCATCAGCAATCTCCACGAACGCAACAAATATCTCCACGAACGCAACGTCTATATCTACAATTAATAATAATATTGAAGGAATTACAGCGAGTTCGAATGTATCCACTATAGACAATCAGGTTATTATAAGTCAAGAAAATACACCTCAATTATTAATTAAACAACCAACTAGTGGGGAAGATGCTTTAATACAATTGCGTGGAATGCGAGGAGGAAGCACAGGTTCTAGACACACACAAATAGATTTTGAAAATTATGATAATGGAGGGGGCGTGTATCCACCAATGTTGAATACTTTATGCTCTATTGTTGGACGTGTAACAAATCACACTGAAAATATAGGTGGTTTGGAAATCCTGAATTATACTGAAGGAAAAACTCCTACAACTGCTCTTACAATGTCCCCCACTGGCGATTTTAATATTGGTGGTTCATTTCAGACTGGATATAAATTAAAAATAAATGGGACAATGAATGTTACAAGTTCTCTTTATCACATACCACAAATGACGACATATACTTTTAATAAGGCTTCTGTAACAAATGATGAATGGGGTGATGGTAATCGTCAAAATCAAATAGACACCACAAGAAGGTCAGGCACAGCATTTTCAGGTCAGACTAATGGAACAATAATTTTTATATCTACAGGCACATATAAAATAAAAGCAACAGGTAATTTACAATCAATTAATTATAACGATAGGTTGGCGTTTGCGATTTATTTAGTTCAACTAAACACCAGCAGTAATGTTACAGCAGATTATTTCCAAGATGAAAATTATAGTTTTTTTAGTTGGATATATTCTCGTAATACCAGCGATGGGGCACATGGAAACCTACACTTTGAGGATTATTTATATATAGATATAACAACAAACCCCTGGATACAGATAAGAAATAAATTAGACGTAAATAATAGAAACTTTGATGAAACTCGCCCTGAAGCAAATTTAAATCTATATTTAAATGTTGAAATAACCAAAATATCAGATGATAATATTTATGCGTAGAAGTAAGCGATATTTTATGTCGTTTAAATGTATATGCTAGATAAAAATATTTTTCAGGGGAACCAAGGGGAAACTCTATTTTATAATTTGTGCAAACGTGATAGGTATGATATTACAAAAGCCACATCATATCAGAATAAATATGATCATACTGATTTTTTTGTTAGGTTAAAAAATAATATTAGGAGTGTAGATGTGAAAAGTATTAAAAAGATTAATGGTAGATTACAGGACGAAAAATATTATATTGAACTGACACATGACTGGGGAGGGGCTGGATGGATTTACGCTGAATCAATGTATTTAATCGCATTTGAAACATTTGAAAGCTTTAAGATATATAGGCGTGATAAAATTCTGAATTATATTTTAGATAAAGGCATTAATAACTTTGAACACACAACGAGACAAAAGGACAAATCATTATGTATATTATTAAAACGTGAAGACATTAACGCACTAACCTATAAAACGCTATACAAATAACTTTTAAAAAAGTTTGTCAAAACGTATATAAATTTTTTGTTTTACTTTTTTTCTAAAAAGTATATATAATGCCTCCAAAAAAGAAACCAATAAAACCAAAGAAGAAGAAGCCCAAAAAAAAGACAAAACCAAAAACAACACAAAAGCAATCTCAAAAGCAAGTCGTGAATCAAATCGTTAAAGTTTATTTAGACGAGAGGAAAAAGAGCAAACGAACTAGAACGACACCACAAAAGAGAAATGTGATTCCAGTTTTATCAAATCCTTTTAATGAAATGTATTCATTCAGACAGCCACCAAGCATAAATCCTCTTACTGAATTAATTAACAAATTAAATGCTAATCGTCTGGGGTCTATTAATGAAGAGGTGAAATCCCCATCAAATGACCAAATTGCTGATATGTATGAAAATAAAATTATTCCTGGAAACCCTTTAGTAGAACCTATACCAGTTAATGAGAAATTCCCATCGTTAGACCCTACACCTGCTCCTCTAATTGGTGATGTATTAGACGAATTTGTTTCAGATGTTGCTGAAGAACCAAAGGGAAATGATAATGAAGGATTCGCACGAGAGGTTATAGGTGATATAATTGATAGGATTGATTTACCTGACCCAAGAAGCCCTATGCCCAGAGAAGAACAACTCGCTATTATAAACAAATATAATGAATTGCGACCTCTAGGTCGTCAGGGGCAACAGCCCAGCACTATGAAAGGATATATGAAATCAATAAAGCGTTACATTAACGAACAGAGGAGAGACGATGATGTAGAGGAGAGATACGAGAACTTTTAAAAAGTTTATCAAACGACATAATATTTTTATTTACTTTTTTTAAAAGTATATATATATATGAGCGATTTAGACTATATTATCAATAAACGAAATGAAACAGCGAAATCAATTAGAGGAATAAAGACACTTGAGGAGGTGGCGAATGAGTTTCATATTTATGACGACAGCGACCCAATGCTATATTTTATGTATAAAATGATAAATCAAAAAGAACTTACTCATTATGAAATTGAAGAAATAAATAAGACCATAGAAGTAATGAAAAAAAATCAAAAAAGAATTAACGACTATAATTTTAGCATTATTACAAACACTTTTTAAAATACGAGTATAATATATATAATGAATAGCGAGATTGTTTCAAAATCTAAAATTATTTCATTACACTCTATAGATGGTGAGAAACAGAATGGAGATTTTAACAGCAACATCTTATTCAATTTTGTAGATGTAATTAAAAGACATTCCAACACACTTTATTTAACGATAGCAATTCAATCTGTAGAGATTCCATATTCATTCTATAATGTAAGCACGAATTACAATACGATTTATTACTCTGTAGGAGGTGCTTTTTATACGATGACTATTCCTGAAGGAAACTACACAGCTAAAACATTTATAACTGAATTCAATTCTCAATTTGCTTTAGGAGGACATAGCAAAACTGCTACATTAAGCATTTCAAAATCTACTGGTAAATTTACAATAACCCCCAGCGATGATACGTTTAGCATAATTATCTATTACGAACAAACAACAGCTACTCGCATTTTAGGATTAAATGAAAATACAACATTTAATTATAATGGAGGTGTAGGAAATACTTTCTCATATCCAGCAAATCTTTTAGGAACGCAGAAAATCAAGATATTTAGTAATGCTTTAAGCTGTGATAATATTTCTAGTTTTCATTTAGGAAGTAATGATTTAATTGACGTGGTTTCTGTGAATGCCTCTCCATTTGAATTAATTAACTATTCCAACACAAATATTAAGGAGTCTCACATGACTGCCAATAATGTCCAACAGATAGACATTGTTTTAAAGGATGAATATAACAACGAGATAGACTTTAATGGAATTGATTGGAGTATTAGTTTAGTGATTACAGAGTATCTTTTAGGCGAAAATATAAGACCTTTTGGTGACTTTGATGATATTTTTTTACACACAAAAAAAATGATGTTGCAAAAGTATCAGAACCCATTAGATCAAAAAAAAGAGAAAAAGAAAGATGAGCCATTTTTAATTGATAAAACTTTACAATTCTTAACTGATTCATAAATTTTTTTATATTTTAGTAATATATAATGGCTCAACTCCCAAAGGAACTGAACTACACTGAAGGAATGGCGAGCATTCCTGAAACGACACGAACTATCAGAATGGTGGTTGCCCCAAGCAACGTGCCAACTGCTTCCTCTTCGCAACAGGTTATATTTGACCTTCCTGACTCTAATGGCTACATCGTGCCAGGAACACTTAAAATCAACTACACTGCGTCTGTTACGTGCGATGCTGCTAATGTTGCTGTAAAGGGCGTTCCTGCCTACACGTTCTTTAACAGGTGCGAAACTTTCGTCCAGCAGGGAAGTCAGATGATTGAGGGTATTGCTCAATATGGTGCTTTGTGCGATAAACTTTACGCTACAAAACTCACTATGTCCCACAAGCTTGGTAATGCTGTTGGTCTTGGTCTGCTTAATGCTTCCACTGCCCCTACTAACGTGAATCTTAATGGTCGCATACTCGTTGATGGTGCTAATTCGTTTTCTATGTCTGCTCCATTAGGTTGTATTATCTCCAATTGTGAGAAGCTTGTTCCTGCGAGATGTGGTTTCAGGATTGTCCTGACCACTGATGATATTGGGCAAATCTTTGTTCCTGCTGCTAATGCTACTGCTTTCACTCTTTCAAACATTGAGCTTGCTTACGATATGGTAGAGTTCAATTCTCCTGAAATTGACGCTGCTGTCATGGGTATGAACGATGGCCAAGTGGTTCTTAAATCGCAGTCTTACTCGCTCACGTCTCAGAGTCTTGCTGTTGGTGCTAATGGCACGCAGACGCTCACATTCAATAACAGGTATTCGTCTATTAAGTCGCTACTCGCTGTGTTTGGTGGTAATCAGGCGACTCAGCTTAATGGCTCATACTATGATAGTGTTGATGTCACAGGTGGTCAGGGTTCGTTTGTTTATGAGATTGGAGGTAAGCAATATCCAGAACGTCCCCTATCAGCGAAGAACAACAAGTCTGCGATTTTCTCTGCTCTTGGCGATTGCTGGGGTGGAAATTCTCATTCGCTTTACAACGAGTCTATGTCTATTCTCCCAGTTGAGTTTTCAAGGGTTGAGGCTACTGCCACGACTGTTGCTACTCCAGGACGATTCTACTTTGGCCAGAATGTTGAGCGTCTTCAGACATCTGCTATGGTGACTGGTGTTTCGTCTCTTAACACTGCTATTAATCTTCGTATTGATATGCCAACTGCTACAACCCTCGCTCACCAGGTCAGTCTTATCTGCCTCTACGACAGCATCTTGACCATTGATTTGATGAGCAAGCAGGCGTCTGTTCGTGTTTAAATATACTTTTTAAAAGTAAGATAAAAAAATAAAAAAAAATAATTTATAGTCATATATTATTATGAGTATAAGTATTAAAAAAAATAACAAGCCAAATATTCCAGTATGCCAATTTAAGTGCGATGGTAGATTACATGACAAACTAGAAAAATATGAAATAACGAAATTTCTAAACAGCCATTCAACGAATATGTTTATTGGCAAACCTAAATCAGGTAAAACATCAACTCTTTACTCATTTTTTAAGAGTCCAAAATTATTGAAGAAGGTGTTTAATAATATATATATTTTCCAACCCAGTCATTCTCGTGCCAGTATGAAAGATGATCTATTTGGAAAGCTTCCATCAGAACAACTTTATGATGAACTCACAGAAGACACTTTAACAGAGGTTATGGATATTATTAAAAACAATGACGAAGATGAAAATAATTGTATTCTTTTAGACGATATGGGAGCTTACTTGAAGGACGCTGATGTGATGCGAAAAATGAAAGAGCTTGTGATGAACAGGCGTCATTATCATTGTAGCATTTATTTCCTATGCCAAACTTTTTATTCTTGTCCCAGAGAAATTAGGAGATTGTTTAGCAATTTATTTATATTCAAAGTTTCAAAGGACGAGCTAGGAAATATATTTAAGGAAATGGTAGATGATAAGGATAAGCAAAATAGCATAAATGAAATACGAAAGATTGTTTATGATAAGCCCTTTCAATATCTAATGGTCAATACTGACTCTGGCAGAATGTTCAGAGGTTGGGACGAGTTAATATGGGAAGAATAACTTTTAAAAAAGTTTGTCAAAATATTTTTATTTTACTTTTTTTTAAAATGTGTTGATATATTATAAATGGGATTGTTTGGCGATATTTCCAATGCGTATAACAAGAAGGATAAGGAGATTCATATGAAGCGTCGTAAGAAACGACAGAAGGCAAAACAGCAAGACGCAAAAGTGCGTGGTGATAAAAAGACAGTCGCTCGTTTATCAGCAGCTAAAAAGAAAACTAGTAAAAAGCGTGATAAAGCACAGAAAAGTTTTTCCAAATCAGCAGTCAAGAGTGGCATAGGTGCTGCGAAGGTTGGTCTCGCATTAGCTCAAGGCGATGTTTTGGGTGCTGCTGTTGAATTTATTTAAAAGTATAATATATAATGACTCAAAAAAAACCTCCAAAACAAAAAGTGGAAATAGCAATTCATTATGGAAAGGGTAATGAGTTCAAATATCCTAAAGGGCATTCAAAATATAAACCAAAATCTAAAGTGAAACCAGTAAAGAAAAAGCTTCTATTCATTTAAATTAAAAATTAAAATATTATTATTATGTATAACATACCACAATGAGTTTTTTTAGAAAAATAAATAGAGGCGTTGGTAATATCTTTAGAAAGGGTGTTCAAGAACCAGTAGGGTCATTCTTTAGAAAGGAAGGAGGTTTAGACCAATTTTCTGTGGGTCTTCGTAAAATGGGAAATACGTTTCAAGAATCTGGCCAGGGCGTAAGGCAGTTCTCGTCTAATCCAGTTATTACAGCTCTTGGCAATGCTTTAGGGTCTTACTATGGCAATCCTCTTTTAGGAACACAGATTAGAGATGAAGGGAAACTTATTGGCGATAGTCTAACAGAGAGTGGCGACATGCTGAAACTTGGACGTGATGCCACTAATCGTAAAAATTATAATAGTCTTGAACGATCATAAAATAAAGTAAAGTGTATATGTATATGGAAGGAATACAGGAAATAGCTCAAATAGGTTTAGAAGGTGCTGGAGTAGTTCTGATTATCGTGATTTGTTATAAATTATTGAGAATGAAATCAACCTGCGATTATGTATGCTGTAGCGAAGATGAAGATAATGGTGTTGAAGTTCATTTAGAAAATTCAGGGATAAATAATGTGTAATTTTTTTATCTTTTAATATTATATACCAGATGGATAATATTAAAACAGACTACGTTACGTTATGGTTGGCAGATGCTTTTAATAACGACAAAAGCGATATGGCAAATGGAGTGTGTGTTTGGGATATTCCAGCAGAAAGTTATTTTTACAAAGAGAGAGCGATGGTTACGCTTATGAGTGTTTGCGACGCTGGACTTGACGCACTATTAGCAGAAAACGTTGTTATGATGTCCCCTGTTGGGATTAATTCTTCAACTGCTCAAATCGATTCAGCGAGTTCAACTAAATTGGCAACTAATTTGGGGTGCTTAGGTTCGTTTGTTACTCACACCAAAGTGGCATCAACAAAATTCTCAATGTTTTATAATGGTGTTGCCCCTATTGAGGTTCAGGTCAATCCACAGCCCAGTGAGATTAGAATTATATTTATAGGTAATGATAAAGTCCCTATTGATTTAAGTGATACCACCACAGGTGGGCAACTTGGTCATATTTGTTTGAAATTTCAGTATTTTAATCAGAAAGACTATGAGGTGATCACCACTCCATTTTAAAAATATATTTATATAGTATATATGGAGACTCCTTCTACAAGCGATATGGCACGTATGGCACAGGCAAGTTATTTAATGGGTCAGAAAGACGTTGGGAAATCTCAACGATTAGAGGAGGTGCGTGATGCTACTGATATGACAAATTATATTTTAAATAAAGATTATACTAACAGCGAGATGAGTGTGTTCCAGCATATGGACAATCCTAGAAATGTCGTTATTAGTATGAGAGGGACTAAAGTTGATGGACGACGAGGCAATAAGGATATTCTGGATGATTTAGCAATTGCCACTGGTAATGCTGGTCACGAAAAAACATTTAAGCGTCGTAAGCAAAAAACGAACAAGATTATTAAAGAATTACAGCCCCAGGCATTACATATGACTTCGCACTCGTTGGGTGGTGCGACACAAAATTATACTATTGCTAATTCTAAAATTTTAAAGAAATATATTAATGATGGAAATGTATTCAGTGCCAAATCGTTTAACGCAGGTCATCATCCTGTGTATGGGAACGATATGAGCGTTGGGGTAAAGTATGGAAAAACATTAAAACCTCTCGTTGAACATCATCGTGTTTCAGGGGATGTGGTTTCTGTAGGATTAAGGGGAAATAATCCCTTTGGGAAAGTCGTTCAAAAGACAGTAAAATACTCTCCAAAAAAACACAGTGGTTTGTATGATAAATTTATAAGTGGAACGCCACTGGGAAAGGTAAAAAATTTTACAGATAAAACCCTACACGCCCATCAAATAAATCACTTTATAGATACTTTTTAAAAAAAGTAAGACAAAAATATTTTGATAAAACTTTTTTAAAAGTTAAAGTAATTCAATAAAATATGGTTTAAATAAAATAAGAGGTTATAAGATAAAATAAGATGCGTAAATCAACTGACTATTCAAAAGGATTAATCTATATAATTCGTTCAGGTGATAAACTTTACGTTGGAAGCACTACTAATCTAGCGAATCGCAAACATACTCATAAAACAAACATTTATAATGAAAAATTATCAGGTCATAAAAATAAATTTTATAATTTCATTCGTGCGAATAATTACGATTGGGATATGAAAATTTACAAAGAATTCCCTTGTGAAAGTAAATTACAACTTAAGATTGAAGAAGAGCGTGTTCGTAGAGAGTTAATATTCTTATACTTTTTAAAAGTAAAATAAAAATAATTTTAATAAAATCCTAGGATTTATTTTTATTAAAATTATTGGAGATTGAATTTTTTGGAGGGGGTGAAAA